TCCCATGTGGTAGCACCTCCTGTAAGCATGATCTCATCAAAAACGTAAAGCGTGTCATTATGCTTCACCGCACAGATTCCCGCCATAGGGTCAACGTTAAAATCCAAACCAATTAACAAAGGAAGCATATGTAAATCCTCCACGCTCTTATCAATATTGTCATCAGCAAAGCTGACAGCCACCAATCCAGTTAAATTCTCAAAACTTGCCTCAAATTCCTGCCTGAATGTCCTCGCATCCAACTGACCTCTGGCTGCCTCAACCTCTTCTTTCGCTACATTACCCCCCTCTATCGTAGTAAAACTCCATCTTTGCCAATCATCCCACTCCTGTTCACCACAAAAGCACCACATATCATAAAACCAACTCGCAGTTCCATCAGGTGTACTGATAAACAAAGCCCAACCCTGTTTATCAGCCAATGCAGGTCTTATAACTTCCGCCCAAACGTCCCTATCCATAAATGCTGCCTCATCCAACACAACACCAGCTAAACTTCTACCTCTTAATGCCATCGCATTTTCAGTTCCCTTCAACTCAATACTCGACCCATTAATCAAATCAAGTCTCAAATCTGTCTCATTTTTACTTTGCACCCATGTTCTAGGTGTTAATCTCTTTAGCTCCTTCCATGCAATGTCCTTCGCCATCCTATAAGTCGGCGCACAATAGAAATAAACCTCATTCGGTCTGTCAATCGCTCCTCTTAACAGTTCAATACAACTCAGATAACTCTTTCCAAATCTTCTTCCAGCTACCAGCACCCTAAATCTCTTATCACTGTTAAACACCTCTCCCTGTGCATAACGCAAACTTATCTCATTCTTCTTTTCTCCACTCACAACCATTAATTTAACAAAAAATACAACTCATACCCCCTATTTATAGCCTATTAACATACTTTTAAGTTATCATTCACTTAAATACATCAAAAATCCCGTGGTTTCATCTACATTCCCTGCCGATCAACCATTAGAAGAATCTAAACCTAAAAGAAATATTAACTTTCGTGCCCGTACCTCATGCCAAAACGTACAACTTCGCTCTCAACGCCTATACTCCCGCCAATTAGAAGGCAAAACAACACGCGCCCTAGTCCTAGAACACTCAAAAATTGAAAACATCTCAGAAGTAACCGCATGGCAAGATTGGAAAAAAGTTAAACAATGGAATAAAGAAGATTGGGAGAAAGATAGAGAAAATCTTCTTCCTCGCCTCCAAGCAATGCGTATCCGCCTCTTCAACAAAGCAGTCAAAAAAGGTCAGCTTCAAACCGCAGCTCAAATTCTCGACTCCCTCGGTAAAGTAATTGGTGAATCAGTAGAAACAGTCAACATTCAAGCTCCAGAATTGTCTATAAAGGTAGAACCAAAAAATTAATCAGAATATATTTAAGTTCCGTGTATATCATTACACACAAAAATAATCTGCAACCCTACCCCTAGGTAGAGCTACAAATTTAGATTAGATTCTAAGGTAGCCAGAAGCGGCTACAATAGGGTTTAAATATCTATATATTATCTACTACCTCGATTAATTTAAAATTATTTTTAGTAGTAAATTTTTTCGCATAGCTAATAGCTTTATCTTTTGATTTGGTTTGCATAATAAAACTATTAATAATTTCTATTGGTTTATTTATTTTATAAATAATTTTAAAACCATTATTTATTTTTTTCATTATACAGACACCTCCACAGCTTTAACAGAGTGCTTATAAGCTCCGTATTCATTATCTAGCTTAGTAGCTTTTTTACATGCTCTCAATATTGTTGAATAAGTACCAACAACATAAGAATCGGTTACAGAGTCACCATAAAAGATAACCTGATATTTTGTTTGTGTTTGGTTGATCATTTGCAAGATTTGATTAACTATTAATATATTAAACTAATATCACTTACATAGCTAGTAAATTTGATACAACTATTAGTAAACAAATAACGGTATAAGATTATATTTATCGCTACAATAATAATTAAGCATAGCTATTTCTAATTTATTTATTACTTAACTACATTCTACTACCTAACCTATTTTTAAATCATTAGTAGATATTATTCATTTCAAATAATTTATTTTTTCAAGATAGCTAAAGCTTTAAAAAAGAAAATCTTACAAACCTTTAAAATCATGACAAGATTATTTTTAGCGATTGTTATCTGCATGCTCGGTTCAAGTTTGTTCAACGAAGATCCGTTAAAGAATGTGGAGATAGAGAGAAACCAAGTGACAAGAAATGTAGTTAATAGGATTTAAAAATATGAGATTAATGACAGACAGAGAGAGAACATTATTTGATTCTTATGTAAGGGTTAGTGATGACAACTCAAAATTATTTCAAGAGAATCTAGAGCTAAAGGATGAGATAAAGAAACTAAAGTTAAGAATAGAGAATGATTATAAATTATATAGATTGCAGTTAGAGCGAGTAAAAGTTAATTAATTAATTCTTTTTAGGTAGTCCAAAAACTACCTAGAAAAAATTAATTATTAAGTTAATTAATTTATTTAAAATCTTACAAACGGAATTTTTATTATGTCGGCACACTTAACCGATCAAGACTGTATTAATGCACTTGCGACATTTTGGTATGAATACCACAAACAACCAAGAAGTGAAAGCCCACAAAATGCACTAGAGAGAGCATTTGTAATTGCAAATGAAGAAGTCTCAACAAAAAAAGATTATTTCGATAATCAGAATGAGTTACGATTAAGAGCAATTAGATTAATTGAAGCTCAACAAGATGTTTACAAAGGGTTAGCAAGTTGTAAAGTTATATATGATATTTTATTAAATGAGAATATAAGAAGTTTACAGGCTCGATACCCTGATGATTATAAAGATATGATCTCTTATAATTATGAATTTAAAAAATCATCAACAGTGGTTAAGTGGGTATCTGATAGAGATCCAAAGGGTTTATTAATGTTGTGGCAAATGTTAAAAGGGTGGGAATATCAGAGTTGTGAACATTTTGAATTTAAAAATAGTGTAGCTTATCAAATTAGACAGCAAATACAAAATGGAATATTGAATATACTTCAAAAGAAATTTTGTGTTAATGATGAGGATAATGTCTGGACTAGTTGGGAAGATCCACAACTTGACAGTCACATTGTATGTATAAGTGATATGTTTGCATAATGGATTATTCAATACCTTATTACTCAGGTGATGTGATGCCTAAAGATTTTCAAGAATGGTTGAAAACTTTACCTAAGAAATATATTTATCAAATGAATAGTATTTCAAAGGATAGAGGAACATATACCTTTTTTATAGATCAAGAAGAAGAGTCTTAAAAAATAAGACTCTTTTTTTATGTTTTATTAATAAATAACTTGCAGTATAAACTAATATAATGGTATCATATATATATCAAATCAAATCTTACAAAAACCATGAAAGAATTAAAGC